GATGCCCTCGTGCTCGGGGTGGACGTTGCACGGTTTGGTGACGACGCATCCGTTATCTTCTTCCGAAAAGGTCGAGATGGGCGATCAATTGCTCCAATGTGCTTCCGGGGGCTGGATACAATGACGCTGGCCGGGAAGGTGGCCGAGGTCTATGCGCAACATGCAGCGGACGCGGTCTTTGTCGACGGCGGCGGAGTTGGCGGCGGCGTGGTGGATCGATTGCGCCAGCTGCATATACCGGTGCTGGATGTACAATTTGGCTCTAAACCTGACGGTCTTGGATATCTTACAGGCGATGAGGGCGTGGTCTATGCCAACAAGCGTGCGGAGATCTGGGGTGCGATGCGGGCCTGGCTCAAAAGCGGCGGCGCTATCCCAGTGGACGCCGAGCTCGCCAGCCAACTGACCAACGTGCAGTACGGCTTCAATGTCGCCAATGCGATCCAACTCGAGCGCAAAGAGGACATGAAAAAGCGCGGGCTGTCATCGCCCGACATGGCCGATGCCTTGGCGCTGACGTTTGCTCAGTATGTCGGCCCGGTCGCCGGCACGGGCAAGTTCGGCGACAAGATTCGAGTGGAAAGCGACTACGATCCGATCGCCCAATTCGAAAAAGAGATCGGCCATGAGCGCTACCACAACCCGTATGCCAATGTGGAGACCATGCAATGAGTTTTGGCGCGCCATCAATGCCGGCGCCCGTGGTAATGCCGCCGCCGCCGACCATGGCGTCGCCATTGCAGCCCGCCGGCCAGCGGCCGGTGCGCAAGGCGATGCAGCAGACCGTCATCGGCGGCGATTTGGTTGCGCAAAATCAGCAGAGCGAGCGGACTTTGATCGGCGGCACGCCGACCGCATTGGGAGCGTGAGATGATGCAACAACTCGTGCAAATCATCATCGCGCTGATCGTCGCGGGCTTCATCCTATGGGCGCTGCGCCAGCTCATCGGTCTCATCCCGATGGACCCGTGGCTCAAGCAAGTCGTCGAAGTCCTGCTGTGGATCATCGTAGTGGCGATCGTGCTGTTCTATGTAATTATCCCATTGATCCACATGCTGGCCAGTCAAGTGCATTTATGACCAAACGGAGAAAACCAATGCCGCAACCTGATCATCCGCACGGTGGCCCGCCGGGGCAAGCCAACAAACCAGAGCATCCACCGGAAGACCAAACAGTCGTGAAGCCGCCGCCGCCGGAGGGTGGCTGGGCGTGGATCCCGCCTTACGGATGGGGCTATTTCCCAGGCCCCGACGAGGCAACACCAAAGGCGTAGTTATGGCCACTGTACCAGGCACGCCGATCGACATGAATGCCGCAACCGGCGGCATTCCGCACGAGCTGCAGCCAGGCTATCCGGAGCTGCTGATGGCCGCAGCAATGCATCAGCAAGGCGCATTCAAGATGGCTGGCGATGTCTTGCCGTTCCCGAAACGGAGTCCGCTTAGTCCGCAACCTGGTCAATCGACTGAACAATACGGTCAAGAGCAAAAGAAAATTCAAACGCGTGATGTTTTGAGCCGCGCTTTAGGCGGCACGCAGAATGTGCTGCCGTTAACGCCAAAGAGTGGTGACTGATGGCTACCGCCCAATACGGTCCTGGTCGTGGTCGCGCCAATGTCGACATTGATGTTGGCGAGCGACGCGGTGCCGAGATTTACCGGTTGCCACCGAAAGAAGATATGGATCTGCGCAAGCAAGCGGAGGGGCGGCTGATTGGACTTCGCGTTAATCGTTATAGCTGGTGGGTGCATTGGCGTGAGTGCGCCGACTACATGCTACCTCGACGTTATAAGTGGATCATTACACCTAACCAAATGTCTAGAGGTTCCCCTATTAATCAGCACATCCTTGATTCTACTGGTAGTCTTGCTGCTCGCAATCTTGCTGCGGGAATGATGACCGGCTGCACCGACCCCACCAAGCGGTGGTTCAGGTTAAGGATTGGCAGAGAAGATAGCACAATGACCTCGCCCACCAGCCTGTGGCTGAGTGAGTGTGAGCGCATCCTTAACCTGATTTTTCAGGAGTCCAACTTCTATCCGGCAATGGCGGTGCTATACTTCGATCTGGTGATCTTCGGCACCGGGGTTCTCATCATCTATGAGGACTACGATAATGTTATTAGGTGTTTTAACCCCTGCCTTGGTGAATACTATCTCGACAACGATCAGTCGTTTTGGCCTGCGATTATGTATCGCGAATTCACCCTTACGATCGACCAAACCGTCCGAGAATTTGGTATCGACGCAGTATCGCCTGCCATTGCACGGCTTTATAAAGAAGGTGGTGCTAGCCTCACCCGCGAACTTGTCATAGCCCATGGGATAGAGCCAAATGACGACGCACGGAAATTCGGTATCCCCGAACACTTCAAATACCGCGAAGTATATTGGGAGTGGATGGGTACTGCGTCGCCACAAGGCGGCGCGTCGTCTCCACCGGGGATTCTGCGAAAGCGAGGGTTTCACGAGCAACCCTATCTCGCTGTTCGGTGGGATCTTGTATCTAATGATCCCTACGGGCGATCCCCCGGTATGGACGCGCTTCCCGATGTCAAGCAACTTCAGCTAGAAGTCAAACGCAAAGGGCAGGGCATTGATAAGCAAGTCAACCCGCCCATGGTGGCGGACATCCAGCTCAAGAACCAGCCTGCATCTCTACTACCGGGCGGTATCACTTACATTTCAGGCATGGTATCTCAAGGAAAGACTGGTTTCGCTCCTGTCTATCAGGTCAATCCCAACCTCGCGGACATGAAGGAGGATTTGATTGAAATCCGAGAGCGCATCAAAGAGACCTTCTATAACAACTTGTTCCAAACAATCAGCCAATATGAAACCAGATCCAATGTCACTGCTGCCGAAATCGACGCCCGACGATCCGAGTCAATGGTCATGCTTGGACCAGTACTCGAGAGACTGTGCTTCGAGGGGCTCAAGCCAGCTGTTGAACGCACTTTTGCAATCGCATCCCGAGCGGGCATTTTCCCGCCCGCCCCGCCCGCCATCCGCGGCAAAAACATCGAAGTAGACTTCGTAAGCATGTTGGAATTGGCGCAGGACGCCGCGCAGATGGCCGGCGTCGAGCGCATCCTGCAGATGGTCGGCCAGCTTGAGGGCATCCGCCCGGAGGCGATCGATGTGGTCGATACCGACTACGCAATCATGAAAGCCTCGCATCTGCTCAATAATGACCCCAAGCTAATCCGCTCGCCGGCCGAACTCGCCCAGATGCGGCAACAGCGCGCCCAAGCGGCGCAGCAGCAACAACTCGCCGCGCAAGCCGACGCCGCGCAAAAGCTTTCCGCCGGCGCCAAGAACCTGTCCGATGTCGACGTCGGCGGCGGCCAGAACGCTGTGCAGGCCATGCTAGGAGGCCTCGGTGGCTAGATTGTATAACTATCTGGTGGCGTCATATGGCACCGATGGCAAAACCAAATATCGCGTTGGCGGCGAACGTGCCACGTCTAAAACACAAGCTGCCAAGCAATGGCTCGCTCGCTTCCCTAGCGACGTAATCGATAAGATTACGGATAGAAGCAAAATGAAGAGACGGCCGAGAAGACCCAAAGTTGAATTGGTTTGCGATGTCCTGTCCATTACGAAAAAGATCGTTATCAACGATATCCCGACATTGGAAAGAATGTCGCGTCGGGATTTGGAAAACTTGTATTTTGTCATGCGGGAACTGATTACTCACGAATTTTCACGAATGCGGAGATGATGGTGGCTAAGAAACCCAAGCCAAAGATCACCGATCAGCACGTCAAGAATGCGCAGGAGATCGCGCAAATCTTGAGTGCGATGCGGGACAGCGGGGAAGAGCCGGCACAGCAAACGCCTGCCATGCCAGTCGGCGTGTCGCCGCTAGGCGGCCAAGCTAAGTGAGGGTGCTTTTGAAACGAGGACGCCTGACAGTAGTGTGGGAATGGCCGAAACAAAAGATGGCATGGCTGCTGTGGAATTGGCAGTTACAAGGCTTCTTTAGTTGCCGGGTATGGCGCGTCGGACCAATAACTGTGTGGCTTGATGACAAATTATGATGGCTCAAACCCGAAACACATTAAGATCGCCCACAAGTCAGCGAAGGCGGTCGATGACGCAGAGCGCGGATTCATCATTTACATTATGGAGCGCGCTGATGGTCGGACTTATGTACATAATCTGCTCACTAGCTGCCATGCTTTTGATCAACCTTTTTTTGAAGACCCATACAAGAATGCGTATTGGTGCGGCGTGCGGAATATCGGGCTTCGATTACTCGCCGACATCATGGCCTATTGCCCCGACTATTACCTGCAGATGATGAGGGAAGCCAATGCCAGAACCGCAACAGATGACGTTCGACGAAGCCGGAGTGACAAGGACTCCAACGGGAACGATAGCGGACTTAAGCCCTACGTCCACCCCGCCTTCGACACCGGAGAGCAAGCCGGCGGAGACGATCGTCCGGCCGCCGGCAACGCCCTCGAGTACGACCCCGTCGAAAGAGACGAAGCCGGAGACGAAAGCTGATGGCAAGGATACGGCCAAAGAAGCCAGTGCGGCTCCAAAATCCCTCCTTAATGAAAAAGGTGCGCCACAAGGTGCCCCCGAAAAGTACGAGGACTTTAAGGTCCCTGACGGATTTGAGCTCGATAAAGATGTTGCGGCCGAATTCGGTGGCATCGCCAAGGGGCTCAATATCAGTCAGGCCGGTGCTCAAGAGCTAGTCGACCTGTTTGTGAAATACACGACGGAATCAGATCAGCGCCCATACAAAGCCTGGACCGACGTCCAGGAACGATGGCGCAACGAGATCAACAACGACCCCGATATCGGCGGATCGAAGTTGAATGGAGTGCGGACTACGATCGGCAAAATGTTCGATCTTAATCCGAAAGTCAGTGACCCATTCAGGGCGGCAATGGACTACACCGGGGCTGGCAACAACCCCGATGTCGTCAGGTTTCTCAACTGGATGGCGCAGCGGTTGACCGAAGGTGGCCCCGTCCGTGGTGGCGGGCCCTCGACTGAGGGACAGATCGCTCCGGGTATCGGGCGCCCGAGTGCAGCCCAGGCAATTTACCCCAACCTCCCAAGTAATCAGAGGTGAGGATGCTTCGGGATCGCGTGTTGGAATTATTTGATTACGACCCGCAGACTGGGTTCTTCACGAACCGAGCCAGCAGGGGTCGTGCAAAAGGCG